CCGGGCTTGAGGTGGAGCGCGCCCTTGCAACTGCGTTCGCAATCCTCCGGGAAATCTTCGACCTGCTGCGGCAGAAGGCCGGTTCTCACCACTACGGTCGGCACGGGCTAACCCTTACCCTTCTTGGCCTTGCCCTTCTTCTTCGCGGGCCGCTCAGGCTGTCCTTCCGCCTCTTCCTCTGGCTCAGCGATCGTGCGCACCATGAAAGTGCTCTGACCCCTGCAGTACTCGATCTCCTCCAGATCGGTGCTCTCGAACCCATGGTCCTTGAGGTATACTACCTGTTGGCCTTTGGGGTTGATCCGCGTATGCGAAATGCTGCCTTGTAATACGATTCTTGCCTTGTCCATCCTTGAGAATCCTTTCCAATCAGATGGGTTGCGTACGTGTTACATGAGCGACGACGCCCCGTACGCTGACGCCGCCGCTCTTATTTGGTTAAAATTTAAACGCCGGTGCCTACATTGATCCCCTTGACCAGCGCGTCCAGATTCTCGATCTGCACGTCCATCTTGCCGGTCATGACGAACTCGTCGGCGCCCTTGTGGATGTTCCTGGCCTTCTCGACCCGCATCGAATCCCGACCATAGGCCAGAATCAGGTTCGACATGTGCGTCAGAATCACCTGGGGCTGGGCCTTGTAGGTGAACTTCACCACGTCGCCATCGCCGATGGACCCGCCGATCCTGGTAACCGTACCGGCCGTGTACTCCGCCGAGTAGTCGGTATCCTTGATGAACTTCGTGGTGGGCGTGGAACTGAGGGTATAGGGCGTTCCGACCTCTGCGCTGAACGGCTTGTACCTCAATGTCTGCGGAGTCGTACCGGTCATCGTCTTGTGCTCGACAATGGTCGGCAGGAACTCGAGTTGCGGCACGCCTACCAGAGGAATACCGAACGGGGTCTGCGGCTTGCCCTGTGCAGCGTCCTCACCGCCGGCGGTCATACGAGTCGCGTACTTGGTCAACCAGATCTGCTCCAGATCGGGCGAGCAAATAAAGCGCAGTTGAGACTTGTCCCGCCTGAACTTCTCGGGCATGGCGCGGATCAGTTGATCCCAGACGGACAGTCCGATGTTGGTTCCGTTCAGATCCACGACGTGACCGCCATCGGCCTTACGCAGCCAGCCGTCGAACATCGCCAGCAACGCGTCCTTGATGTACTGAGTCGTGGAGCCGCCTGCCAGAACGTCGCCTTCCAGAGACGACTGACCAACGGTATCGCCGCGAAGAGAGAGCAACTCTCCGTCGTTGCCCCAACCAGTGGCGAACATCCGCATGATGTGGTCCTTGACCTTATCGCCTTCGAGGTTGATATCCGTGAACTCATCGGTGATATCGATCGCCGCGATCACGCTCTTGGGCTGCAGCTCGATCTGAGAGGTGGTCACCCCCAGACGATTCTGCGGTGCCTGATACTCCGTCTTCGGCTGCATCACACGCGCGCCGATATCGATCTTGTCGATCTGCATCTTCTCGTTCGTGAAGGAAACGACCCGCGCCATCTTGTTCAGCGCCGTCAAGTCCTTCACGTAGTCGATGAAGACATCGAACTGCTTCGGGTTCATCTTGCCGTAGGTCGTCAAGACACCCGTATCGATGGCCTTTTGCAGAACTTGATCGACCAGTTGCTCATTGCTGATTGACATGATTTCCTCCTCCTACTTTCTGTTAGGTCCCGGAAACCGGTCGACCTACTGACGTTTGCTGGGGGCTGGAAGTCCGCCCCACTTATCTTCCGTGTCGTCCTTCTTCACCGTCTTGTCCGTGGCGTCCTGACCGTCTGACTTCGGTGCCCCGCGAGTCTTGACGATATCCTCGACGGTCTTTGAAACGCCCGCAAGCTTCTCGCCGAAGGGCTTCAGCGCCTTCTCAAGCGCGTCTTCGAATTCCTTCTTCGTGTCCTTCGGCGTGGTGGCAGGAGCTGTGGCCCACTTCACCTCGCCCTTGAGACCCTTGACGATATCTCCAAGGATCGCCTTGGCCGCATCCGCATCTACCTCGGACAGAAGCGAAAAAGACTGCTTGACCAGATTCGCCACGCCGTCTTTCCGTGCATCGGTGAAGCGCTTGCCCTTGAGCATTTCCTCGAACTTCGCCTCGACCCGCTTCTCGATATCGGTGTCGTCAGCACTATCCGACTTCTTGCCGCCCTGATCCCCTTGATCCTTTTTCGCAGGCTCTGTCTTTGCCGCTGGCTGGGGATAACCGCCCGCCGCCACCTTCCGCAAGAAGGCCATGACCCGAGTGAGCGCCGTCTTCAGATCGGCAGGCAGCTCCTTCAGTATCTCTTCCTTCTCAAGCCAGTCAGCCGCGTCGCCGATGGCTTTCTGGGTTGCCTTCTCATCGTCGTCCGCCTTACCAGCGGGCGCGGGGAACGGGTACTTCCCTCCGACCACCTTGCCGAGGAAGGCGAGCGCCCGCGTGATAGCGCTCTTGAGATCTGCGGGTAGGGCCTTGAGCACGTCTTCCTTGATGTGATCGCTCTCGCCCTTCTCGACCGCTTCCAGAAACTCGGTTGCGGGTTTGATGGCGCTGATCAGATCAGCCTCCAGTCTCTTTTCCAGATCGACATCGACCCACTGATAACCGATCTCCTCCGCGCCGGTTCCGTCTTGATCCGAATCGAAAGCTCCCATGCTGTCCTCCTGTTTTTTGTGCCGCTTAACAACGACCCAATCTTCCAAAATCGCCGGGCGGTCCACTGGCGAAACTTCATTGACCTTCAAGTCTAGAAGTTCTCTGCCTTTCTTACCTTTGTCAAGTGCTTCTGAATCTACAGTCATTATTCGGCAGCCACCGTCGCGACTCCACCGATCGAAAATCCGGTGATCTCGCCGCTCTTGATCTTCTTCCACACCGTATCATCTGTAACGTGAGCTGTCATCACCCAAGTGCCCTTCTTTATTTGCCTATTATTCAACTTAAATGCAATAGGCGCAACCCATGACTCCACAAGCTCTATCCCGTTCTCACCGAACACATTATGCATGAGACCCATTTCGGTGCTCTTATTGTAGTCTCTAACGAATTGGTGGGCGGCTTTCTCGATAATCTCTGCGGAGATGGTGTCTCCCTGTGCATCCACCACATTCGGCTTGAGGACTATACCGGTGATAAGACGCTTCTCCTTACCGCCTTTACCCTTGCTAACCTCAACCTTTACGATCGGTAAATTGAGTTCGAATTCGACGCGCTTCTCGGTCTTGCCGACTTCGGGCGCGGCTTGACTCGGAGACCATAACCACTCGTCATTACTGCGCTTTACTCCGATTAGCTCCTTCAGCTTCTTGCCCTTGAACTTGATCTTGATGAGATCATCGGACAGCGACAGTACTTCGGCCTTGCCCTTGTCCAGAACCTCAATGAAAGACGGTGTCTCCTTGGTCGGGTTCAGGTAATGGCCAGGAGAAATATCGCCCTTCAGCTTCATCGATGCTTTGTGGGAGTCCCAGTCCACGAACGCGCCGACCTTCGGGTTATCGAGCGGGTTTCTTCGCAGATCCAAGACGAGCAGATCTTTTCGACCGATATCCAGCCTGACCCAGTAGCGGGTTCTGGTTGGCCCCACCCGTACCTGAGTCGGACCCCGCCATGTCTGCTCCTGGAGAACGAAATCCGCCTTGAGTTGCGTCGCCTTCTCAGTGCTCTTATAGGGCGCTTCAACATCAACCTCGACGTCCTTGGCCTTGATCGCGGAGACCAGATCGTCTCGGAGCGTTTTTGCCTTCTTGCCCTTCGCCTCCCAGTACCGGAATTCCTTGGGGATCTGTTTCCGAATCTCCCGGGGCAATGCGGAGATCCCATCCGGTGGCATCCAACTCTTTTTCACCGCGTCGGAACCCAGCACGTACGGAACTTGATCGTCGGGGTAGATCGCCAACCATGCAGCCTCGTCCTCGAACGGCTGCTCCTCGGACGGCGGCAGGACCACACCTTGCTTCTCCACGAATTCCCGTGTGCATGGTTCGCAGAGATCGGTCCAGGCTTCCTCACCGGCCCAGCCGATCTGCTTTCCCACCGAAACCGTATGGCATGCCTCGCAGCTCTTCTCTGCTTTTCGCGGGCTGATCTTCAACAGCCGAAAAAACATGCGGTAGTTGAGTCCGTCGCCCTGGAAGAAGTACTCATGGAGCCACGGTTTCATACTTCCCCACTGGACCGTTCCCTGATCCACGATCAAAAAGACACCGGGAAATTGTCGCGTACCCCCGACCGGTGGAGCCTTGCCCTCTTCGGGATCTTTCGTCTTGCCCTCAACGTCGATCCAGGCCCACGGCTCGGCTGCTTTACGCTCCGATAGAATCGAAGTTCTAACCAGCTTCGTTGTCCCCGCCCTTGGTCTCCGCGCCCACTCGCCAGTATGCCAGTTGATCTTGGACACCTTATCGATATTCGCTCTTGACGCTAACCGCTTCGCCTCCGCCATGGTGACAACCGGCTCCTTGATCGAACCGGCTATCTGAGTGTTGAGCGTCCAGCCGACGAGCAACTCTTTCGGCCGCAATCCAAGACGGAGATCGGCATGTAACGATTTTCCGCGGTGGTGGTGAGATACCGAATACCGATACGTCTTATCCTCGTCCGGGATCTCCATGTAGGGATCTTCCTGCTTACCGATCTTGATGGTCTTGCGCGTCGGCCGGTAAGTGATCTTCCCTTCCTCGTCGATATCTTTCTGTTGCAGAACGAGGTTGCGAGCAGCGCGCCGAGCCACCTGATCCACCGTGTCGGTCTTACGATCCAGTTCACCAATGACCCGCGGCACCCATGCAGTAATCTTCAGACCCTTGGGAGAGCGCACGATATTGACGGTCTCCGCCTCGATCAGAATCCCGTCGCCTTCCTCGAAGTCGAGCTTCGTGGCGAACGTATCCCCGACCGGAACGATCTTTGTGCCCTTCACCTCCACCGTTTCCTCGGCCTCTTCCTTGCCCGGTAAGACCCCATACTGGTACACCCAGACACCGCCCTTGGTTTT